CCTGATCCGAACTGAAACAGATCAATTTTTGTTCTTTCGCTGCTTTTGCAAGAAACAACGGCAGACGCACATTTGCTTCATAAGATGCCCCCGGATCTTTTTCACACGTCCCGACATCTGAGATTGCTGCTGTGTGGATGATAACGTCTGCTCTGCTTTTCTCAATCATGTTTCGGATCTGTTCTTCGCTCATACCTCGCATGGACGGTGCCGCAACCGTATCATCCAGATCCTGCATCAGACGATTGCCCACAAAACCATGAGCACCTGTGATTAATATTTTCATGTTATCACTCGCTTTCTATATTCTGACAACAGCCAGTTTAATCGTTTCAATTCTTACATACATAAGAAATAGCCGCCCTGTCCCTGCAAAATATAGTCTGTATTTTAGCACAAATCACTATTGCGGGCACTTTAAGCATCACTTACTAACTGTCCTCATAATCAAATTATATATTTCAAACAATTACTCCGAAATAATGCTCACCTTATCATTGAGTTCTCGCAAGAGGGAGGCATAGGGATCATTTACTGCAGCAGGCAAAATAAAGAAACGTTAACCAAATGTTAACCAAAGGTCAAAAAGAGCACCCTTTCACAGGATGCTCTTTCTTTTGTTTTTGCCGTATTTTCGGGCTTTTTCTGTCAAGCTGGAAAAGGGACTTGAACCCTCGACCCCTTCATTACGAGTGAGAATGACACTCATCGTTACAGCTTGATTTTATCACGTTTTCTTTTATTTTTATTGCTTCTGACTACTTTTTTGACTACTTTTTAATCTGCTACTATTCTATATATTTTTTCTTGTATTGTCAAGCCTTTTCTGACTCTTTATACCCTCTCCACTTTCTTCAGATACACCCATCCTGCACCGCTTTTCAGCTTGCCGAATCCGTTCTTTTCTTCTACGATCTCGTACTTACCTGGCTGCAAAAATGTTCTGGCAGCACTGTATGTTTTGGCCGGTCCTGTCCTGATTGGAACATTTGTGGTTTTCGGCCGCACATTGTATGGGAGTTTTGCGGATGTGTACACCTTTTTACCGGCATCATTGTAGACATGATAACCGGCATGCTGATCTGCACACTGCTTTGCCTTCTTCAATGTATGGAACGCCCCGATCTGGCTGCTGGCGTTATTCCAGGTCTTGCGGACACGATACCATGGTTTGTCGGTTGCTGGAAGAATGTCACCACTCTGCCCAGAAATGGCTTGTTTGAAGGCATCCCATGTATACGTACCTGTATTGTATACATACGGATTCGGGCAAATCTTTCCGGTTACGTCATAGTGGCGAATGACATGATCTGCAGGGATGTTGTATTTCTTCATCAGGTATCTGGTCAGTTCAATAGCTGATTGTACTGTTGCCCCTTCAAAATACCAGTCCTTGTCGGTTGCTCCAAGACTCGCCGCATTCTTCTTTCGCACACACATCTCAATCCCAATGCTATTAGCGTTTCTGCATTCCGGATGTTTGTAACTGCTCGCCCCACAGTGCCAGGCGATATTCCGATCTTCCACGCACTGCCAAATTTCGCCGGCGAAACCGACAAAATAGTGTGCGGATGCTCCACGATTACCACCGCCGTAATATGAACAGTTTTCCTGTGCTCCGCCCAATGCCCCAACATAATGGATCACAATATATTTGATCCTGGAAATATTGCCGGGATTATAATTGTAATTTGAAATCATTCGGTTAATCTTGTTCATAGTCTCTACCTGCCTTTCTCAGAGGACGCTCATGCGTCCCCTTTTTTCTCTGCTTTCTGTGTCAGTATGTCGATCGCATTGGCGATCACTGCCGGCAGCGGTATGCCCATCAGTCCGGCATTCTCTACGATACTGATCAGCTCGTTCGCCATAAATCCGATGATCACAGCATTCCTGATGTAATCCACACCGATTGCCAGATCCAGCCGGTACGCCACCAGAACAAACAGCAGCGTCATACATTTCCTGCACAGACCTTTCCAGCCTGTCCGGCTTTCCAGTGTTCCGGATTCCGTCTTCTTGCTGTTATGGAATACCCCGGCAACGATCAGACCGGAGATGTAATCGATCGCCATAAAAATGATCAGCGTCATCAATGCCTGATCCCAGCCGCCAAAAAAAGAAGCAATCGCCCCACCGACTGCTCCAATACCTGTACATAACATTTCTTTTTTCATCCTCGTTAGCCTTTCCTTTCTTGGTCAGATGTGTTAATATATATCTAACCAAGAAACAATCTAAGAAGTCTTGTGGGCAATGCCATCGCTCAACACAGGGCTTCTTTTCGTTCATGGTTACAAAATTGCAATAAAAATGGACCTCTACGGTCCTGCTCTGATGATACTTCCTCGATTAATATTCATATGTGCAGTCATCTCCATCTCCATTTGCAAGCAGCTGCAGACTGTGTTACGAGTGGCATGGTAGTTTACCGTAGCCCTCTTTATTTAATTATTTTTTCTCAAACGGTGTAACTTCATTAGTATCGTCTGTTGCATTTGAAATCTTATCTTCTGCAATAAATGACGAAACAACGTGTCCTCTCCAATAGTTTTTTGTTGCACTACCTCCCTGTGAAAAAACTGCTTTTCGGATTCCACCACATTTTTCAACAATGAGTGAAAAGGGCATCTCTCGTTCAGCGTTAGTCGATCGCATTTGCAAATCCAATCCGTCAAATTTGCATCCAATAAAAGAAAAAGATGCCCCATGATAAATGTTTAAATCAGAATATGGATAAGCATTGTCATGCCACTGTACACCTGCTGTACTTTCAGAATTTCTAAAAATACAGTTTTTGAAAGTTACAGCTTGATTAAAACTTCCACCGCACCCAACAACAGGGATATTATGATACTGTCCTTTTGGAGTGCCGTTCCAATCAAATATACAATTTTCAATCAAAATATTTTGGTCTGAATTTGCTTCTATATGGAATAAATACCTGGTATTGCTCCCTCTTAACGTAAATCCTTTTAAACCAGATGCCCATTTTCTGGAGGCTTTTCTTCCGTTAAAATGAAATAAACACATGTCAGAACGAATTTTTTCTGTATAGGTTTCGCTTGTAAACCCAGTGAATCCATCCCATTCTAATACTGTAAGCTCTGGATGCTCTATATCTTCTGATTCGATATAAATATGGTCTTTAACATTGACACCTTTATAACTTCCAGTTGTAGTGTCTCCTGCATATTTTTCTTGCAAATCTGTATATGTCCCTTTTGCAACAATAATTTTATATGGCTTTTCAGCGGAACTATCTATAATCGATTCATTCGCATGGAAAATTGAAGCGTATGGTTTTTCTTTAGAACCATCTCCTGTGATATCAGAACCACTTTTTGAAACATACAACTTAATAGGTTCTATGCCTTTAATTTCTGAAATATCCGATTTTACATTTACAATATTGTCTTTAATTTCTGAAATATCCGTAATATTTTTACCACTAATTGACATCGAAACAGAAAGACGTATCATATCGTGGGTTCCAGATTGTTCAAAAGTCGCATTACCAGCATTATTCACTAGTGTTGGTGGTGATGATAAAATGTAATCATCTTCATACACATTCTTATATCCTGTAATGGTGTATGAAAAACTTCTTGTAAGACAATAAATATGAAGATAATAATTCCCATCTTTGTGAATCATTCCGTTTAAGTCAAAAGAAAAATTGACAAACGTCGAGTTGTTCACCCATTCATAACCGGTTGTTGCAGATGCAATAATAGTTTTTCCATCATTTTGAAGAAGTTCACAATGAAATTTATTACTGCTATCTATATAGTCATTATTTACAAGGCAATTAAAAGAAATGGATTTGATATTACAATTGACTTTTGCTGTAAATGGAAACCAAATATGCCGAAAAGAAATAGGTCTATCCCACTTGTCTGTTGTTGTGGTTATCTTTTTTTCAAAAATGTCAATTAAATTGCTGTTGCTTAAATCTTCCTTTAGCGAATCAATTTCTGTTGCATTCTTCTGAATCTGATCCGCCGATTCCTGGATTTCTTCTTTTGCCGTCTCAGCTTTTTCTGCCGACTTTTCCGCTGAAACTGCACTCACCTGTGCCGCTTTTAATGCCGCTTCTGTAACTTCCCTATCCGCTGCTGTTCCTATCTTGGCTTTCTCAGCGGCTTCTTTTGCCTGTACTGCATCGTTCTTTGCGGTTTCGGCTTCTGTTTTGAATGCTTCTGCAACTTTTGCTGCTGTTTCTGCATTTTCTTTTGCTGTTTTTGCTTCATCGGCACTTGTCTCTGCTGATTTCCTAGCACTCTCTGCTCGATCAGCGGATTCAGCAACTGCCACAATTGCCTGCCGGAACAGTTCCCCTTCTTCCGGTGTGGCATGGGCTTCCGGTTTCGGCCTTGCCCGGACTTTCATGCTGACACGATACTCCGTCTTTCCAGAATCGCCGTTTTCGATGTACACGAACGCATAGATTGTATAATCCTGCGTTGTTCCGCCGCCATCCAGCAGTGTATCTGGGATAGGTACCTCAGTAACCCCCTCTTTCGTCACACCAATCCTGGTGACTGTTTCGCCGATCCGCTCTGTTGTCGAAAACTGAACCTCGACCGCCGCCGGGAGCTTCACGCCCTGGATCCGCAG